CATTTCTTCATTTAGCATTTTAAGACTTTCGCTTACTCCTTCATCTTGCCAATCTCCATAGTTGTTATTTAATGCAACGCTTGCAACTTGTTCTTTATCTTCATCTAACCATACGCAATATACAGGCACTTCATCTTCATCAGATACATCTTCTAGCCTCATGTGACCATCTATAAGCGTTTTTGTCTTTGCGTTCCATGTAATGGGTTGCAACCAACCAAAATGCTCTAATGACTCACCTGCTTTTCCTTCGTTCCTTTCAGGTAATACTCTAGGATTCCATTCTGCTCTTTTAATATCACCTGCTTTCATAATTGCTAAACAAGGATATTGATCTTTTTGGCTCTGCATAGGCTGTGACATATCTTTACTTTTTAGTTTTGTATATTTATATACATTTTCAATGTTCTACTTTGATGCAAATTCATATTTAAATTTAAATATTTGTAATTCATCAAAGTACTATTATGCCACTTACAATTCATTTTACACATATCAAGAAAAGAGTTTTTCTTTTAGCTCTAAAGGTTTTCAAACCTCAAACTCTTACAAGTGGCTCAACTCATATACTGCCTAATTAATTTCATTGGATCATCAGATAGAGCAATTCCATGCTTTATAGATTTTCTAGAATCTAAAGTTGTAAAACTGCGCTGAGCCAATCCTTTTTCTACCATACCTTTATTAAATGCTTCACATTGTACATATGATTTATCTTTTTCTCCTATTGCTTCTAATACTCGACTTGTCAAGATAGGTATTGGATGCGTGATGTTATATATTCCAAATGGTGCAGGATTTGTTATACACTTAATAATAGAAATACAAAATTCCCCTAAATAAGTAACGCTGTTTATAGCATTTACGATTGTGTTATATCGACTGATTTTAGTAATAAAATTCTTATCAGATTTTAAAAGAGAATAAAACATTCTAGGTCTAAGAATCCAACAATCTGAATCTTTTAAAACTTTTTCGCCTTCTATTTTTGTTCTAGCGTAATAACTACCTGTATAGTTTGGCTCGTCTTCTTCGTTCCAACTATCTTCTTGCCACTCTTCTATGCTGTAATCCTTATCAATGAAATCTATTGCTTCCCTAATCTTTCCTGTTTTACGTCTTCCCTGAAATAGACAGCCACTTGATACATGAAGAAAAGGCGTATCTCTGCAGAACTTTGCTATTCTTCTTGGTACTTCCACATTCCCAATTTGGACAGCGTGTTTATTTTCTTCTAACTCACAAGCGTCTACATTTGGTAAGCCTGCATAACCTGCACAATTAATAACTACATCAGAACTATCAACAAATTTTTGAAATGATTCATCTATCCAAAATTCACTTCTGCTTATAGTCGAGCAGTCAAGACCTGCCTTCATTGCGTTAAGCATTACGTTTTTACCTATCCAACCTGTTGATCCAATTATTAATACTTTCATTCTATGCTATTAGTAGTTTATTTGTGTTTTGTGAGTATACCATACCAAAAGCTAAACTTACAGCATCAACTTGGTCATCATTTTTTGAGTCAGGAAAGGCTCTTAATTCGTCAAGGAAATCATAGTTCCATTCTCCTCTCACCATTCTTACCCTTCCTGCATCTATCATGCTTAACCACGGATTTGCCCTGCTTAACTTGTCAGTAGAGACATTTATGCTGACAACAATGTTTTTGCCAACTCTTTCTTCTTTAATTTGTTCATATGATGTGTGAAAGCCACCAACACTTTCTACACCTATTCTGTTTTTTTCTAAATCTGCATATCTAGCTATTGCCTGCTTAGTGGCATGCCAATTCATTTTATCACGCATGATATGACTAATATAAAAAAGTTCCGTCTTCTTGTCGTATCCACATAAAGCAGATGCGCTATAATCGCTTGTCTTCTTTGAGGTTGATGCTAAGTCCCATGCCCTAACTAATTCAACGCTGTCAGGTATGTCCTTGCGTTCGCAATACTCTATCTTGTTTATGTCCACAATATTTCCACCTCTTGATATTGGATTCCCTCTATACAATGCATTGTATTCATATTGTCCCAAAACCTGCCTTCTTCCTTCTAAGAAATGAACAGATTTATTCTCTTCCCATAATGCTTCTCCTAATTTTCTTCCTAGAATATCTTCATCTTCTTCGCATATAGCAGGAAAGTTCCATTGCTCGAAAACTTGATCTTCAAATCCTCTTTCTTTTAAGTCCTCAACATAGTGCTTCGCTGTAAGTCTTCCGCATAAATCGTCTTCATGCCACCTTGTCATAATTAAAATGATTGTAGAGTTTGGTGTGAGCCTTGTCATTGCTGTAGAAGTAAACCAATCCCATATTCTATTTCTGTATGTAGCTGATTCTGCTTCTGCTCTATCTTTGTGTGGATCGTCTATTATTAATGTGCTAACTCTATTACCTGTCAGTCCTGTGCCTACGCCTACAGCTTTAACTCCTCCTCCTGCTGACGTTGTCCAATTTGATTGCGTTCTCGTGTCTTCTCCTAATTGAGTCAATGGAAAGATTTTTTTATATATAGACGACTGAACTCTTTCCCTTAATCTTTTGCAGTTCTTTGTTGGCAAATCTAATCCATAACCTGCTAGTGCAATATTTTCTGTTGGGTCTTTGCCTAATAAGTAGCTTGCAAATTCTTCACATACCGCACGACTTTTTCCGTGCTGTGGTGGCATATTTATAATTATTCTTTTTTCGCCTTCTCTTCCAACTAAAGTTTGCAGTTTTTTTAGTAAAAAATTATGAACCTTTGCAACTTGATATTTTGGATCATGAGCAAGTACATATGCTAATAGATCATCTTGCGCTAATCTAGTTAATGCTAATCTTGCCTTGTCTACATCTTCCACAAAGCAAAATATGCATTTTTTATTTTCCTCTGTCTAGTTTAAAGCAAGCCTAACTCACCTATAGTAAATCCACTTGATTGAGTCATTGCTTCTTTTATTTTAGCTTTTGTCTGTTCTCGCTCTTGTTTTCGCTCTTGTTTCTTTTTCTCTTCTTGATCTCTTTCATACTTAATTTGCTGTGCTACTTGTTCGTGTAGCTTTGCAATTTCAAAAGCAAATCTAGATAATGAGTAATCTTCTCTACCAATCCAACGAGGGCGAACATTCCACGCATCTTTATACATATCTGAGAAATAACCATAAAGATAATTTCTTGGACTTTGATCTAATAAAGCGTCTTGTAAAATTTGTTTTGCTAGTTCCATTTGTTGTCCTTTGTTTTATACTTGATCGTGTATTGAAGTGTGTGTTGGATTGAATACTTCTTTAACTATTGGAGCATTTTCCAAAACGTTTAAAAGTTGATTGTATCTTTTCCAAGAAACTGCAACCTCAGAATTTTCTTCGTGACGAACTCCGTCAAGAGTAACTACTTGACCGCCTCTTGACTGACCGCCTTTGCAGAAAAGGAAAGTAGCTTGTTTAGGACTAAAAGCCTCAACTGCTTTTTGTGTTGGAAGTCCTACGTTGATAACGTAGTTTAATCCGATCCTTAATGCGCGTGTTGTTGTTTTTGTTGCTGTCATGATCACAACCTAAGAAAATAAATAATATTTGTCAAGCGTTTTTAAAACTTTTTTTAAATATTTTTTTATTACTTTCGTAAGTTGCTGTTTTTGAGCATCTTACAAGGAAAACTTTTTTTTATTTTTTTTGAAAAATTTATTGAGGTTAGATTGTCAGGACATACTTTGTTTCTCGCAATAGTCTATCCTTCCTTGCAAAAGCAGAACTTGTTGACTAAGTGTGTGTACAATTGCTTGCTCAACTTTAACTTCATTGTATGCATTTTCGTAATTGTTGTCATTTATATCGTTGTAATTTTCTTTTAAAATTTCATACAGATTTGTTTTTTTTCTTTTAGCCTTGAGAAGTTTTTCTTTTGCTCGTTTTAAGTCTTTCAGCATCTCGTCTCTTACATCAATAAATGCTCTATGTCTTGTGTTGTAATTTGGCGCTGTCATATTATCAATCCCATTCACCTGCTTTTACATTATCTATGTCTTGCATTGCCTTATCATAAGCCGTGCATTCGCTATGACCATCTTTAGTCTCATCATCATATAAAATAAGAATATCATTAGCGTGCTGTACGCTAAAATTTTCTTCTGCAATTAATCTAAGTAATTCTTTTTTTAATTGTTCTCTCATCCAAACACCTTCCCCTCTATTATAGTTACGTACCAATTGCCTACGCCCACCATTGTGTTTGCAAAATTTTCTATATTCATTCCTGCCTCAATTAAATCCTTTGCTTCTGTTGTCGCTATGAGGCGAGCTTTTCCGTTTGTGTTTGTGTATACTCCGTATTTTTTCATTGTTGTTCTCCTTATATTACCATGTTGTTCATTTGTGCTGTAATAAAAGCACCTTCGTTAATTTGTGAAAGTTCTTCCTCAAAGCATTCGTCTCCAAAATCTTGAACCAATAGTTTTGGCTCAGACTTAGGTGATGCAAGCGTTTTAAGGATTAACTCACGATCTTCAAATTCTACGTCTGTGATTCCGTAGGTGTGAGCTGTGTTTTCAAGTGTGTCTGCGTTGTTGTTCATCTTATGCCATTCTCCTTCCAAGCTCTGCTCTTACTGCGCTAAGTAGATTAAGATTAACTTGCTCGACTCTGCTACCACGTGGAGCTTGGTGAAGTCTGCGAGTTGCGTTGCGATTGAGTGCTTGAAGTTCTTGGTCGGATGCTTCTTGAGCGAGTTGTTGTAGTTCGTTGTTCATGTCCATATATATACATGAAAACATGAATAAATGTCAACACTTTTTTAAAATAAATTTAAAGATATTTCATAAGTACTTGTTTAGTAGATATTTAAAATTCAAAAAAATTAATAAAATAAATCCATTTGTTTCACTTCATGCATTCTTTCTTCTTTTGACTTTGCTAATTTCGACCATTTCCAACTTACTAAACTAAATGTTTTTCTTCCGTCAGGTAGTGGATACTTTGGTTTTAGTCCTTGTGCTGTAACTTCTCCTTTATCTATTTCCTCAGGATGTACAAACCTACTTTCGCCTTCAAAGGTAAACTCTATTCCCATATTGCTTCTTTGACAGGCATCCACGATATAGCACCTAGCATCAGCAAAACCTCTGTACATTTTAGTTATCTTAACAGGCATATATTTGTTATTATTCATTAATCTTTTTTTGATTTTTTTGATGATTTTGGTTCTTGAACAGCAATTGGATCATTCTCCTCAAGCCACCCTTGTGGAGTTGAGTGTTGATCAACTATATCGTTTCCAACATGAAGAATTTCTTCTAATTCTTTTGCTTCTTTTGCAAAATGCTCCAATGCCTTTTCTTGCACATTTTCTTCCGTTACTTCACTTTTATCTGACTCTTTAGTCTCTACGCTTACATACTCTAAAGGAATGCTTCCTAGTTCTTGCTTTTCGCAAACACTAGAAAATTCGCAATATTTGCATTGCCATTCTTCTGACTTTTTTAACTTTGCTTCTGCGTGAGGAAGAACATTATTTAAAAGTGATTGATGCAAGTCGTTTGCTTTTGCCCACAACTCTTGCATTAAAAACACATCTCTATTAACTTCGTAAAATGCAGTCTTTAGTGTGTTTGGCTCAATGTATAATATTCCTGCTTTCGCACTAGGAGAAAATAAAAGATAAGGCATTACTTGCGCTACATGATGAGGCATAGGCATTATCTTCCTTCCTTTTGGACTTGGAATCCTTGCAGTTGTTTTTACTTCTATTATTTCATATGCATTGTCTTTCGCAATTAGATTGTCAATTCTTCCTCTAATAACGAAATTGTTTTTTAAGTCAGGCATAACAATTGACACTTCTTCTCGTAGTGTTCCACCTATCTCTTCTACGTGCATTCTTAATCTATTAGTTATCCATTCGTGCAATAGATTGCCACGCTCAAACACTTTAAGCATTCTTACTTCTTCTTCTCTATCTTGCTCTTCTAATTCTATGTCTTGATACTTGTACCAAGTTTTCCTTATGCAAGTGCCTAAGTCTGTGCAGTAATATTCACCTACTTGTCTTGCTCTAGAATGACTTTCGTTTTCCTTTAGCAGTTGATCTCCAATTATTTTTTCAGCATCTATCATTTTATTTTTTGCAAATTTATATCTGCACCTTGCATTATTTTTTGCTCCAAAAGTCTAGACATTGGTATACCCAAGTCGTTTGCTTCTTTTTGCAATCTTTGTTTACACTCTTTCGATAAACGAAAAGTATGACGTTGTTTCTTTTGATCGTGTGGTAATTTATGTCTTCCCATTTTATTTAGTATGTATCGGTTTCTATAGACTCTGAAAATTCATGAGTCCATTCGTTAGTAAAATTCGCATTCTCATAGTCTATTTTTCCTAAAGAAGCATCTACATACATTCTACAAGGAATGTACGCTTCTAGTGCATCATCTATTTTTACTATGCCTAAAATAGGCTTGTAATGAAATGGTACACCTTCAAGTCTATCAATATCTTGAATGTTTTTAATAGAATAAACTTCTCCTTTAACTTGATGCCCATATTGCTGTGCTTCTTTAGCATCTGACAAATAAGGCAAAGTAAATTTTTTATAAAGAAGAAACTTATCTTCAGTTGTTCCATTTGCCACAAATTTTTGATTTTCTAAAAATCTGTGATTATGAAATCCTTTCTTTAAAGTTCCGTACACGAATAGAGGAACACCCCCAACGCAACGCTCCATAATGTCTTTTTTTGTTATTGTCATGCTGTTTAACAAACAACATAAACAAAATAAAAGTCAAGACTTTAAAGATTTTTTAATTCTGTAATACTTATCTACAGAAATTCCAACCTTTCGGCAGGCATCAGTAATAGATAAATTTTTTTTCTTTAAAACGGATTCTACTCTTTTAATTTTTACTAATGACTCTTTTAGTCTTTTTGCATCATTAGCCTGTTTTACTGCGCGAGCCTTTTCCATTTATTTTAATAGCTCTATTGCTCCAATCATTAAAACTAATCCAATAATAATAAAAATGATTTTTCCTTTATTGGATAATTTAAAATAATAGTCTTTAAGTAATTTAAGATTTTTCATTTGTCAGCCTTAGGTTGGAATGGAGGTCTTGTCTCAGATGATATTTTTTTTTCTAATCTTTCTCTGTTATCCTTAGAGCATGACGTGGCAGTCTTACGCGCTACAAGTATAGGAATAAATAAATATATAACTAAGCCGATAGCTACGACAATTAACCATTTTTCTATTTTTCCAATAAATTCTTGAAACTTTCCCTCTTGTGATGCCATTCCCTTTTTTAGTGCATTTTGCGCAATTGTTTCTACATCTCCTTCTGAAAGCAATTCTACGGCTTCCTGTAGCTCTTTATTCTCGTCTACTATCTGCACGCCTTTACCAACTCCCCAACCTAGTAAAGCACCCCCTCCTGCCATCGCAGGGCCACCAAGCGATCCTGCTGTTGCTCCTGCTGTTGCTCCTAATGGTGGATAAACACTAGATATCTTGCAACCTGACATTAGTAAAATAAAAACAATTACTAGCCATTTCATTATATAATTATATCACAATAATGTTGCAGGTCAATGATTTGCTACTTAATCCACTCTATTCCGTTTTGCTTAAATAGCTTATAATCTTCTTTATATATTTCTGCAATATCTTGCTTTACTGAATAAGATAGCTTTATGCGTCCTCTGCTTTTTGCATGATTTAGCTTTGGTAGTTCTTCGTCCCAAGGAAGTTGCCACTCTTTAATCATCTTGCTCCAATCTTTTTGTAAATTGTAATAGCTTAGTAATCGAATGTTCTCAATTCCATCAAATAAATACTTGTAAGAGGCAAAATGACTAAAATGTCCTTTCTGATTTTTGTTTACAATGCAGTTATCTAAAAAACATTGTTCAGGTGAAAGGTTTCTTCCTTGTCCCATTTTAATATACTTGTGATATCCATAGAACCATTCTGAAGTCAATCGTTCTACAGGATCGCGCACTACACTAAATGCATTTTTCCATTCTACGCCTGTGTTGCATATTTGTTTTGCTGTAAAGTGCTGAAGTCCTTTTTTTGGACAATACAAATGCTCCTTGCTTGTTTTTTTAAGGTCTATTCCCATAGCATTCGTTATAGAAGTACCTCCTGACCTTGGTACGTGTATAAATAATGTATTATCCTTTAGTGGCATACTTTAAAATATACTTAGATAGATTTGTTGCATCAATTCTTGTTTTAACTCAGGATATTTTCTAGCTATTTTCCTACAGGCGCTTTTTTCTATTTGATACACAGCCTGCTTGGACATACCGCAATACTCTGCAATTTCTATTTGCGTAAGCGTACCTTCTGTTATCTCAACAAGTTCTCTTAACTTTTGATTTATTTTGTCATGTCTCTTGTTTGAATAAGGTATATCACCAACAAATGACTTATGCCATTGCTTGCATTTGTTATTCTTAAATGGCTTTTTTGGCATTATAACGAGTATCCTAAGTTTATAAGAAATTCTTTTGTAGCTTGTGATCCTATTCCATTTTCTTGATCTTGTAGCCACTTTAATGCTTTTTCACTTCCGTACTCTACTACACTATTTGCATGGGTTATTCCTTGCTGTATAGAATGCCCATTTGCCCAATCAATATCAGAACTTGCAGGATCAACATAACTAGGAACGTTATTTGAACTAAGAGTGCCACTTGATATGCTTGAATACATATTAATTTTCCAAGTCGATCCATCGTGGGAAAGTGTTATATCTCCATCTTGCGACTCAAATCTATTGTTTGAATCACTCCATCCTACATAAATACTATTATTTATGCTTAGTGATTTATGCCCTCCATTTGCTTTATATTCAGGAAAGTAAACAAGCGCTCGTTGCCCTGTAGACCATCTCCACGAACCTATGCCAAATCTCTTTGTTGTATTACTTGAACTAAATGCGTGATATCCGCCTGTATTACTGATTGCTGATCCATACGCTAACTTAGTGTAATAAGCCCTATTATCAGTCGAACTAATTCTTCTGTAATATTTATTAACATGACCAAAAGTGCCTCCATCGTTAAAACTTGTCCATCCCAAAAAAACTTCTCCTGACAAGTCTAAAGCACTTGCAAATCCATCTATATCTGAATCTGAAAAGTTTTCTAAATCATCCCAATCTGCCTGCCTTGGCGTTCCTCTAGAATCATCACTAAAGTCAGTAATAGTAAAACCATTTGGTGCTGTGCTTGTACTCGTAAAAGTAAATTTTTGAGTAGTTAAATCAAAAGGATGATAATAAGTAGGCATTTGATCTATTCACTTTCTAGTGTGTGGTTTATAGCTTCTCTTATTCTGCAAATTCATAACCGAGATACTCAATGTCTTTCCTGTATTTTTCTGCAACGATTCCAAGAAATCTCATCTCCCTCAATAAACGATTTATCATAGTTTTCTTTTGAGAAAATTGCCCATGTTTGGCGTGGATGACTCCAATTTAACATCTGAAAATCTAATCCGCATTCAGATGCTATATTTTTTATTGTCTCAGGTTGATATTTAACACAATCAGGATAAACCCAACCATCGTATTCATAATCTTTATCACTTTTTAAAAAAGTCGCTAATAATGCTCCCTCTTTAGTTAAATGTGAAGAAATGTCTGACAGCCATCCTTTGAGTAAGTCTAGTCCTGTGTGGCTGAAAATGGACTGAGCTACAGCGAAGTCCACCTCGAACGCCTCATCGAATTCGCTTAATGAGGTAGTAAACGAAAAAACGGGCTTTTTTAAATCAATCAATCCTTGACTGATCTCATTAGTGATCCCATCATTCACTAACCATTCATTGGGTTCTATGCCAAAATAATTTCCTTTGTTTAGGTATGGTATTAAAAGCCTACCCAATCTAAGAGACCCGCATCCAACGTCTAAGACTCTATTGTGATCCCGTAAGCCCAAATTTGTTAATAGATTAAAACACATTGCCGCTATCACGTCATAGTCCTTTGGTGGCCCCACATACGCACGATAATGGTGGTCGCCTGCATTGAGGTGCTTGAAATTATCTTTTTCTTTCATAGTTATTTTTCAAATTTGTATCCGAAATACTCGATGTCTTTTGCATACTTTTGTGCGACAATCTCACGAGTTTCGTCATCGTAGTATTCGGTGTAGTGTCTGTTTTTGCTTTTGTTTGTGTGTGGAAGTTGTTGTCTCGGAATTCCAATTTTGTCGCACACGATGTTGAAGTCTTCTTGTAAGTTTTCAAATCTTCCGATGAAATCAACCATACTCTCTCCGTTTTTATCTAATATAAAATCTGTCTGTGGTAAAATATGATCATACCGATAAAAAGTTTCTTTTTTTAAATTTTCTAAATCAAAATCGTTTTCATTATTTAAATATTCTAAAAAAGTTCCTTTTCTCCTGCAACCATCTGAGTTAGTCATCCATAAGTAATCAGAAACCATTTTATCCCACGGATTTCTTACAAATGTAAAGCTAAAATAATCATTACAATCTAAACAATAAAATTCTTTTGTTTGTATTGCAGTAGCATGTTGTTTTTGTATTTTATTTTTTTTATCCCATCCCCCGTGTTTTGTATAATTAATGTTACGCCAATTATGTTCGGGTATTAGAGCTTTATATATTGATGTCCCTGCGCATTTAGGTATATGTATAAAAATAAATTTGTGTTTGTCATCAATCATCTTATACTCCTTTAATTTTATAACCTTTATCTAAAATCATTTTTCCTAAAAGCCTTTCTACTTGATGAGTAAATGAACCATCTTGAGCATAGCCGTACGACATTTTTGCATACCATTCATCTATAAGCTCATCAGTCAAGCAACTTGATAGTATTTTGAAATCTACCATAAACATAGTTCCACCGATGAAGGAATTGTAATCTAATAGCCATCTTTTACTTCCGCACATTTTGTATTTAGATTGCTCTAACATGGAGATATTTTTTATTATAGTTTCATCAGAGCTAATTAATGAATTTACTAATTCATCTCTCCATAACGCGCCTTTTTCAGGTTGATATTTACACTCAAAGTTTTCGCTTTTTTTTGTATGAAGTTTTATCAAATAATCGTAATCTTTATGTCGTATATCTTTTATTGTAAATAAAAAGGGGGCTATGTCTTGACCTTTGTTTTTATATTTTTTGATATTTGCATTTGGAAATGAATTTAAAATTTCGTCAGATATATCTTCAACTTCATCGCATAATGTGATATATAAATCGAATTGAGTATTGAGGGATTTTAATTTTTCTTCAAAATATCCCCATAGATCATTGTAATAAATATGTAAAACAATTCCAATCATATTAATCTTTCAATACATCGGGGTTTTGTTTTATTGTTTGCTTAGTAATCAAGTCCTTCATTTTTGTTGTACTCCACTCGTGTGATCTTGTCGTGTATATTACACGAGGAGGTAAATCATCACCTGTAAATGGTTTTCCGATGTAATCCTCTCCTAGTATTCTTATGTCAGGTTTCCAATACTTTATTAGCGCATAAAGCTCTTCTTCCGTTTGATACATATATACATCATCTATGTATCTAATTGCCATTAAAGTTTTATATCTTTCGTAATAGGGTACGACAGGTTTATATTTTGTATTCCTTGTGGCGCTTGGGTCTTTTTGTAAGAATATTATAAATTTATCACAATGTCTCTTTGCTTCTTCAAATGTTACAATATAACCATAATGAAGCAGGTCAAAGTTGCCTGCTGTAAATCCTAATATTTCTTTTCTTGCAGTATCCATTGTGTGTAATTTTCTAATATTTTTGGATTAATTTTTTGCTTTGTTGATGAACTTATAGTTTTAAAAAACATAACCTCTAGAGGATTAAAGGTTATACCAAAATAACCATCTACGTTGCACGCATCTGCGTTTTGTTGATTTCCGTAACTAGATAATTGAAATGGTTTTAATTGATATCCGTTTTTAATTAGCCACTGACTGCATCCAATTTCATGTTGTGCTATAATTTGCTGTTTATTCTTATTTTCTACATTAAATTTGTCGTATTCTAACAATAAATCTAATGCTGTTTTATCTACACCAAAACAATAGCTTTGAATGTGAGTATTCTGTCCTCTAGGTATTCCAAGAGCGCCATTAACCCACGACTCATGCTCTGCATTAAACCATGTAGAGCCAACCATTTTAACCTTATCGTCTATTTTATCGAGAAACAAATCAACCCAAGACAAATCGCTAGGTAAATAACTTGGAAGAAAAGGGCCTCTACAAGTATCATTTATAAATATAAAATAATCATACTCTTGTATATTAACAGATTGTATAGATTCGTAATATGCTCCAAAGTCGTAACCTTTATTATGTCCTTTTATTACTGATATGTTTTGCTGTTGAGGTATCTGTTCGCCACCTATTGAACTATTAATTATAAAATTAAAATGGTGGCTTGGAGAATTAGTTAAACCAATTTTTATAAAAAAATCTAAATTATTTCGATAAATAGGATCATTCTCTACATTAAAATGAACAAATGTAATTAACGTTTTCATACTAATGAGTTTAATGTTTTTACAAATGTTGTAAAATCACTTCTTGGATTCCATCCTAGTTCTTTTCTTATCTTGGAACTATCTATTGCATAACGCCAATCGTGTCCTAGTCTATCCTTTACATACTCTATTTGCTCTTTTCCTTTGCCTAGTAAATCAAGAATGCATTCCACGATCTGAATGTTTCTGAGTTCGTTGTTTCCTCCTATGTTGTAAACTTCGCCAACCTTTCCGTTCTCTAGCACTTTTAATATTGCACTACAATGATCCTCTACGTGAAGCCAATCACGAATATTTCTACCATCACC